CCGCTGTGGGTATTAATATCCCCCGTATTTTTAATCTGGTTCTTCTTGAGCCCGGAAAGAGCTTTGTTCGCGTTATACAAAGTATTGGTCGAGGTATTCGAAAAGCGGATGATAAAGACTTCGTACAAATCTGGGACATTACTGCAAGCACCAAATACGCAAAGAGACATTTAACCGAACGAAAACGTTTCTATAAAGAAGCAAAATACCCATTCACAATTGAGAAAGTAAAATATATATAATGCAAATTTTAACCCTAGACGACGAGATTTTTTATCTCAACGAATTACCAGAAGAAGTTGATGACGATTTAAGATTTGCAGTATTGGATAATAGCGATAGTTCAAATCCTGACTATTTTTTTATTCCACTTATCTTTTTAGAGAGTTTCACTGGTCCAGCAGCAGTATTAAAAATTGGTCCACACGAACTCACTATGCCATTAGATTGGTGTGCAGTTGTAGGAGACCCCGAGGGGCCTGACATGGAAGTATTGCCATTGACCAGTTTGAACGATCGAGGATTTAAGACGTTTTGTTTTAACCCACTTTCCAGTTTTCGACCTGAATTTCTTGAGATTGATATCATCGATGTTTATCAAGATGTTAAATGGTACTTCCCTAAAATGAAACCCGGACAACTATTAGCAACTCCGTTACATGCAGGCAAGAAACCAACCTGTGCATATTTTGTTAAAGAAGTTAGTAGACAAAGTGAACTAGTGGATTATACAAGGTGCTGGTAAATGTCCAAGATATTCGAAAGTCCAGACAAAGGCGAAACAGTTTACTACAGAGAAGAAGGTGAAACATCCCGTGTGTTACATTCCGAAAGCGAAAACAAAAAATCTCTTCACGAGCAATTAATGGAATCGCAACTGTGGGGTAATATTCACCGCGCAGCTCTTACCAATCCTTCTTTACATGCGGCCTTAGAACGTGTTAAAGTAATATACTATCTAACTAAAGAATACGAGAACAGATATGGCCGCAGCAAAACTTGATATCAAACGTGAACTGAATGCAGTAGATCAAAAGAACTACAATTTCTATGATAATCTCACAGACGAAGAACGAAAGGCATTTAGTCCCTACATCTTGATGAGGTATACTGCAAGTGTTCAGGGAGATAGAGATATCCAAGAATGGTTTGTTGAAATGACCAACGAAATGGTTAATAAAAATCATTGGGATCTCAGTAAGAATCATAAGGCATTGCTATGGAAACTATTTGCTGCAACTGGAGCAGGTGTTAATTGTTACCATCCATATTTGGCAGCAGGTAAAAAAGAAAAAACAAACAAGATTGAAAAATTATTGTGCGAAATATATCCCACAATGAAGATGGCCGAAATTAAAATGATGGCATCTATGATGGATAAAAACGATCGAGAAGAACTGTTTGACAAACTGGGTTTTGATAAAAAACAGCGTAAGGAATATGAATGATAGCACTTGTTGATCAGCCATATAAATGTGTTCACTGTAACAAGAGCTTTATGCAAGATAAAACTCTTGTTGCTCATATGTGTGAACGTAAGCGCAGAGCATTACAGAAAGATGAGAAACGAGTACAAGCAGGATTCATGGCATTTAATCGATTCTGGCAATTGACACAGAATGCTAAAAAACTAAAAACATATGACGATTTTGCTGATAGTAGTTACTACAATGCGTTTGTTAAGTTTGGTAGTTTTGTTAATAATGTTAAACCCTTATATCCAGATAAGTTTGTCGACTACGTGATCAAAAGCGGTGTTAAATTAGATCATTGGTGCAGAGATGAACTATATGAAAAATACCTAGTTGATATTCTTAAAGTTGAACCAGTTGAAAGTGCAGTGCAACGAACTATACAAACTATGATGGAATGGGGAGATGAGCATAGTGCAGATTTTTCACATTACTTTACTGAAGTCAGTTTGAATAAAGCAGTACACGACATTCTAAATGGTAAGATCAGTTGCTGGGCAATATTAAATTGTACAGCCGGTAAAACAATGATTAGTAGTATGAGTGATGAACAATTGTTGATGATTGCTCCTATATTTGATGTTCCAGCTTGGTTGAAAAAATTTAGACAAAGCCCGGGAGATGTTGCACTAGTACACGAAATATTAAACGAAATTGGTATAAAATAAATGACAGCTGAATTTAAATCATTCGGTGATGCTAATTCAGTAATGGAAAAAGTTAAAGAACTTAGATCAATAGGATTGATACAAGGTACTGATTTTGATTTTAAATTCATACCATATTCTTTTGATTATGAAACAAATGATGAAGTTAGGAAACATGCTGTTTTTACTTTCTATACTGAAAAATACGCAACATTCTATATATTGAAGTGGTCATAATGGAATTTAAAACTAGTGATTATCGCCAAGTAGAAGCCTGGTGTATGCGATACATTGGTCCTCGAATGTATTACTTACATAATCGTATAGGTGGGCAAGGATGGACTATTAAACGTGCCGCACTGGGTGGTCCTGCTACAATAGCTATAGAAGATAAACATCATGCCCTAATGGCCATGTTAAAATTTGGAAAATAATAATGGACGACAACTTAAAAAGTTTTATACAGGATCATCGTATCAATGTACTTGATACTAATAAACGTGCTTATAGACACACTCGTATGAATACGCAATTTTTTCAGTATTCTCAAGATTATAATATGATGACTGCAACAGAATCATTGCAATACGAGACTGAACGATTATATACTGTAGAAATTTCTGAAGGTGAACTTACTCGCATTGCAGACTTTGAAGCTAAAGTGTTTAATAATATGCGAGATCACGGTCACTATAATATGTTTGAAACCCTTATGAAACAAAAGGAACAAGAGCGAACGCTACGTGACAAATACCCAGCAGTGAAGAAAGCATACGAACATTACAGCCTAATATTAAAATTATCAGAAAGTGGAGAACTATGAAAATTTTACTAGTTAGCTGGTTGCTTGAAAAGTGGAAAGCACCTAAAACATTGCGACAATGGGGATACTATCGTATACTACATGATGTAGAAGGGTGCAAGGTTAAAGAACTAACTGTAGAGCCGGGTAAAAGTTTAAGTATGCAACGTCATTTTAAACGTAACGAATACTGGTTAGTTACAGAAGGAGAGTGTAAAGTAGAACAAGAATTTTCAACATCATTTGTACGCAAACATGAGACTGTACAAATTGCGAAAGGTCAATGGCATCAACTAAGCAACCCCTTTACAAAACCTTGTAGATTAGTAGAAATACAATATGGCGAAAATTGTATAGAAGATGATATTGAAAGGATACAAAAATGAATATACCAAAAGATGGAAGTAGATGGACTGGAATTGGTGAAGTGTTTGTGGTATTACATACTATCGAATTAGATGGACATACGTGGGTACATTATAGAAAAGAATCTAGTGAAACAGAATACAGTTGCTATGTGGAAAGTTTCTTAGAAAGATTTACAGAGACTATCAATTGAAACAAAAATTTATTGATTTATATATGGCATGGGCAGAACGAACTGCCCAATTAAGTCATGCGGTTAGATTGCAGGTGGGTGCTGTTATTGTAAAAGATGATAGCGTTATCAGTTATGGCTACAACGGTATGCCCGCAGGATGGGATAACGATTGCGAGAATAAATTATATATGGACTCAACCGAAGGCGGATGGCTAAGTCCTGAAGAAATTGAAGAATATTATCCATACATAGAATACAATGATGATGCGGACGAAGTGTATAGATATAAGTTAAAAACCAAACCAGAGGTATTACATGCTGAATCAAATGCGATTGCTAAATTGGCTCGATCTACAAACAGTGGTCTGGGCGCTACTATGTTTGTTACCCACGCTCCATGTTTGGACTGTGCCAAACTTATATACCAAAGTGGTATTAGCCATGTTCTATATCGGGACGCTTATCGGGACACTAGTGGTGTTGAATTTCTCAACAAATCTGGAGTAGAGGTCAAACAGATATGACAGACATTGATATCGACTTTGCTGATAGAAAACAAATACTCGAAATAATCAAACATATTCCTGCAAGTATAGAATCGAACGGCATTTTTAAGAAACACAATACCGGTGTTTATTGTCATTCCATTCCCTACAATCCATTGACCAATACTGCAAGTATTGAATATAAAGCAGCAGAAGAACGAGGCTATTTTAAAATAGATTTCTTAAATGTATCTGCGTATCAGGGAGTTAAAAATGAAGAGCATCTTGTTCATTTATTGAATACTGAACCCTTATGGGATTTGTTAGAAGAAAAAGATGTTTGCAATCAGTTGTTTCATGTCAACGGATACCACAACTTACTTTCTGAGTTAAAACCTAAAAGTATACTTGATCTAGCCAAGGTCTTGGCTATGATTAGACCTGGAAAGAAACATCTCATCCCAATATGTAAGGAACAAGGATTCCAAGCCATCGATGATGAAATATGGACTAAAACTGAAGATGCCTATTTCTTTAAGAAGGCTCATAGTATTTCCTATGCTAGTGTTGTGGCTGTTCAATTGAATCTACTCTGCGAACGTATCAGTTACGAATATTCTTAGGACTTCTAACCAATTGTATTGATTTACGTTTGATACGTTTTTCAGCAATCTCACTTAAATTCACTTTGGGACCAAATATAATTTCAACATCCTTACTATTGAATGTTTTTATATAAGGTTTAAAAATCTGCATTTCTTGTTTGAGAAATATATTAATTGGTATTTTTCTATTGCTTTCCCACCACCATATTTCACCCATTTCTAAAAACTTTACCTTGTGTTGCTCGTTAACAATCATGGCTAAATCATAAATGCTAGCAACATAGTCATCACAGTTAACTATAATGCCCACGTATTCTCGATCGTTGGATTTTAAACACGATATAAAGGGAAAGTTTTCTTGGAATTTGTTGCTCATTGAAATTTAAATAAATACATTATGCAGATTTTACCAGTTTATTTATACGCAAACAAACTCGATGTTACGATGGATTTGGATGCTACTATTAGGGGAGTTAACCAAGTAATGTATCAACGCGATCTAACAATACAAAAGGGGATCAAGAATCAAATTCGAATCCAATTTAAAAACAGCGACCAAAAAAGAATATCGGTGTCAAATACACAGACTTTTGTGTTTAGTATGTATGATGCATTAAATCAAAGATTACTTATAGAAAAAAAACTAGAAGTGCTGGCAGAAACTACTAGCACTAAAGGCATGGCACTGCTAACTCTTACTGAAAGTGATACATTAGATTTAGATAAATCTAGTTATACATACAGTGTAAAATTATTAGACACAGACGGAACATATACCCCCGCTTATTCTAATACCTACTATGGTATGAATGGCACATTACATCTTACCAACGATGTTTTTCCGGTACTTAAAGATAGTACCACCGTTAGTAGTTTTCTTCCATCATACAACACAACTACACATCTATACGAACATAAGAGCGGAAACATATATGCTAATCCAGAATATAACGGTAATACTGCATTACATACTGTTGCAAGTTATATGACCGGGTATAAGGGTAATGTCCTTATTCAGGCCACATTAGACAATACTCCTACTGCTGATAATAGTTATTATACCGTAAAAAATAAATCATACAATGGATTTAGTGGAGTTGACTACGTCAATTTTAACGGTATATATACCTATATTCGAGTTGTACATATCCCCGCTACTGCACCTGGAGAACCAGATAACAATAATCCTAATTTCTTCGGATCGTTTGACAAGGTACTATATCGAAGTTAAACTAGTGCATGAATCAAATTCAGGCAGCACTACACACACTTTTACCAGGTAATAGAAAACTAACTAGCGGTGGCTGGATTAGTTTTAATGCTGTCTGCTGTCATCATAGAGGTGATAGGCACGATACTAAAAAACGCGGCGGGGTACTATTCACCCAGGACGGTTTTACTTATCATTGTTTTAACTGCGGTTTTAAGGCAGGCTGGAGCCCGGGTAAACTTCTTAGCAGTAATACTAAACTATTATTAAAATGGTGTGGTATGGGCGATACTGATATTAGTAAACTCGGACTAATAACTCTAAAGTTTAAAGACGATCAACCACAGGCTAAAAAAGCAATAGTATTTGATCTGCTAGAGAAATCACTGCCCGAAGGCACAATGACTGTGATGGATTGGATTAATACTGCATATCTTCCTGATACAAGTGAAGACATTGGTAACATAGTAGAATACATACTAGGCCGTGGTATGGGTCTCGACTGGTATGATTGGATGTGGTCACCTGCCCCCGGATATGCGGATCGGGTTATTATACCATTCTACGACAAGGGCAAAATAGTAGGCTATACTGGTCGTAAGATCAAAGATGGCAAACCCAAATATCTTACGGATAGTCAAAGCGGCTATGTGTTCAATATGGATAGGCAGACCTACAATAAAGAATGTGTTATAGTAGTAGAGGGTCAATTTGATGCAATTGCAGTTGATGGGGTTGCTATTATGACCAATGAACCTAACGAAACTCAATGCGCAAGGATAAACGCCTTAGGTAAACCTGTAATCGTTGTACCTGATAAAGATAAACCTGGTGCTAAATTAGTTAAGGCAGCACTTGATAACGGATGGGGTGTAAGTTTACCACCGTGGGAAGAACATATTAAAGATGCAGCCAAAGCTACTGAAGTATATGGACGTCTATATACATTGACCACGATCATGCACTACCGAGAAACAAATAAGATAAAAATACAATTACTACAGAAAAAATTAGAAGCACTAACTGATGAATAAAAAAGATAAACAACCAAAACCCAACTATACTAGCGAAATGCAATTATTGTATCTAGAGATGTTCCTCTCAGATGCAGAAACATTTGTACGTTGTCAAAACATTTTTGATCCACTCAACTTTGATCAACGATATCAAGATACTGCTGAATTCATTACCAAATACGTAGATGAATATAAAGTCATGCCCGAAGCAAGTATTGTCAATGCCAGTTGCAAAATGGATTTACAACCAGTGAAGTTGCCTGCAGAAAACTATGACTGGCTAATGAATGAATTTGAAAACTTTAGTCGACATAAAGGTCTCGAACGTGCTATTATTGCCAGTGCCGATTTACTCGAAGCAGGCGACTATGGTCCAGTTGAAAAACTGATCAAAGATGCTATACAGATATCCCTAAACAAGGATATGGGTACAGATTATTTTGAAGACCCGAGAGCACGATTGAGCAAACTTAAAGATGGCAATGGGCAGATATCCACAGGATGGCCTAGCATTGATAAGAAATTGTATGGTGGATTTAATCGCGGAGAATTGAATATTTTCTGTGCAGGTTCAGGTGGCGGTAAGAGCTTGTTCTTGGCCAATATGGGTGTGAACTGGGCACTACAGGGTCTTAATGTATTGTATCTAACTTTTGAGTTGAGCGAAGGTCTGGTGTCTATGCGTTTGGATAGTATGATGACCGGTATTGGTACTAGGGAAATCTTTAAGAGCATCGACGATGTTGAACTTAAGGTCAAGGTACTTGGCAAGAAATCAGGTAATCTACAGATCAAATATATGCCCAGTGGCAAAAACTGTAACGATATACGAGCATACCTAAAAGAATATCAAGTTAAAAAAGGATGCAAGCCCGATGTTATTCTAATCGACTATTTGGACTTGATGATGCCACTGAGTGTTAAAGTTAGCCCTAGCGATCTGTTTGTTAAAGACAAATATGTAAGTGAAGAGATTCGTAACTTGGCCATGGAAACACAATGTATTACTGTTACTGCTAGTCAATTGAATCGTAGTGCAGTTGAAGAAATTGAGTTTGATCATAGCCATATTTCAGGCGGTCTATCAAAGATCATGACTGCTGATAATGTAATTGGTATCTTTACCAGTAGAGCTATGAAAGAACGTGGCCGTTATCAGATTCAATTTATGAAAACTCGTAGTAGTAGCGGCGTTGGGCAAAAAGTTGATCTAGAATTCAACGTGGATACTCTACGTATTACTGATCTCGGTGAAGATGGCGATACAGCCAGCTTTAGTCAAGGTGGCGGACAGGGTAATACCAGTGGCGGTAGTTCAATGATACAGGGATTAAAACGTACTAGTACAGTTACTACTAGTTCTGGTGATAGCGGAGGATGGGCTCGACCAACGCCTAAAGAAGGGTGGAGTTTGGATAAACCTGTTAAAAAGGCCACAGGTACTGCCGGCGATATTCGTAATATGTTGGCTAATTTAAATTCAGAAAAAGATTAAAACCAACTGGAAACCTGCTGACGGCTTGAATCACTGATCACTTTATGCCATTGATCAATGTCAGTATAACCAAATACAGTTTCAGGATCAGCAGGTACAAAACTCCAACTGTGATTGATTGCCCACGGATCTTCACCTAATATCTCACCCTCAATGTGACCGGGTAGCCATCTTGTGAATCCTGCTACTGCTCTAAAATATGTGGGTCCATTATCTAGACTTATTGCAGTTAGTACTGATAGGTCACTGCTGATACCGATTTGATCAGTAATTTTATTTGTGGTAGAACTGAACCAGTCTAATGTATGTATAATGTGTATCCTATTTGTACTCTCAGGACCACCATTGTATAACGCTTGATCATTTTCTACATGTAGACCTACATTCTTCATTACTGAATTAAGTGTGACACTACTAGTGTATGGCTTGTTGATCTGTAGACCTATTGCACCGGAATCATCATGGTCTATGACCAACATGGTACCTCGACGTAGAATAGGATCTGCACGTTTGGGATGTGCTGCTAGTAGATAACCTGTATAGTTTTGTTCAATCATGCCAATATTTAACTGATAAATAATTTGATATGACTATACTTGACTTTAAATTGGGGTTTGAACCACATAGTGAACTAAACCCTCGCATATGGCACGGTGATACTTTGGATAAAGATGTAGAATCTGCACTGATAAAAATAGCTAAAGATTTTAAAAAATTTATCAATGTACCATTTGATGTTGTGGATGTACGTATCACCGGCGGTCAGGTATCATACTTCTATACGGAACATAGCGATTTAGATCTACACTTGATTGCTGATTTTAGCAGTGTCACTTGTGATAGGGAAGCCGCTGAACTGTTTGACACCAAACGCTTATTGTATAAAGAACGCTTTGATATCACAGTTAAAGGCATTCCGGTAGAACTCTATGTGGAAGACCTAGATCACCCAGCAGTCAGTGCCAGCTATAGTGTGATGACTCGTCAATGGATTACTAGACCCACACGGGATGTGGGACCATTTGATATTGATAATATTGAAAAATTAAGCCGAGTGTGGTCCACGATAATCCAACATAGTTTTGATTCAAAAGATGTCAAAACCGCTCAAAAAACTATGAATTTATTACGTAAATTTCGTCATTTAGGCCTCAAAACACACGGTGAATATTCAACAGCTAATCTAGTATATAAAACACTGAGAAACAGTGATCTGATCAAAAAACTTCAAGATTTTATTAACCAAGAACATGATAGAAGTTTGAGCCTGGGTTAGGGTCAGAGAGCCTGTACCCAGCGCGAAGCGCCAGCGGCAAATTTTTCAACTACTATTAACTAGGTACTTTATAAGGTATTAATAACCAAATTTCTCAAGGATAACTGAGCTTGTTGATCCTGTTCCAATATCACCAAACGTGCTGCTAGATCAGCTTGAACTGCTTGAATGGCAGTGTCCAGAGTTAACCCCACACGTATGGCTTGTCCACCCGCTGCTGCCCACTGAGCACAGTTGTCTGATCGATCATCCACTAGTATATCACCCGGGCTACAGTGACGGTGCTTGTCCTCACTGTAGGGTCCAAAGTGAACTGGAATGTCCGGAAAACGTTCATTGACCCATAGAATCTTGTCATAAAAGGTCCAGGGTACATCATTGTTATGTGGAATCGCTGTTAAGAACAATAACTCCCATCCCAACCGATCTCTGTACTGACGTGCTAGAGCTACTAATTCTTCTGAGCGTGCCATTTGCGGTAGATTTCTGAATATATGAGGATCTGCACGTAGAAGTGCCCAATCATCCTCTTTATAACGCTGTGCAGGATCAAAACAGTCATAACCTATTACACGTATAGCATTGGCACGCCAGTCTGCTACTACTCCATCCATATCTAAATAAAATTTGTTAGTCATATTGATAATTTATTGAATCTTCATTAATACTGAGTACATTGGCACCGTTGCGTAGATGAAACACTCGAGCCATTTCAGTTTGTGGACTAAGTGTAACATACTTGACTATGTTAGGTCTACGTGTTTGGATATCTCTACGTGCTGATACTATTAATTGTTTACCCGCTCCGGATTGATAACTCCAAATGGTATAAAACACTGCTACACTGGGAGCATACGATGCATACTCTAATAACTGCTGTTGACTGTGCGGTACTGAATCTCTATATAATACACATACTACTGCTGTGGGCTTACTGTAGGAATCCTGTAATACTATGATTTCACTGTGTGCGCTGACTCTGAACTCTAATGGTATTTCAGATCGTACTGGATCATCACCTACTAGGGAGCATAGTGGATCATTGAGTGAGTTGATGATATGTAGCATATGATTATAAATTAATGCACGTACTTATCTAAAATTCAGCATGGTGGTAGCTATAGTGGGCAGAGGGGACCATGTGACCTCATATACACGCTGTAAAAAATCCAGCGCAAAAAAATTTAACAACCGAAATCTGTTGAGCCGACCTCACTGTATAGCAGCCCAAAAAATTGCCGCGCAAAAATTGTGAGAGTTGGAGATCTCGGCCCCTGGTGATCTAATCTAACTGGGGGTGGGTTTAGAGTGAAAAGAGTGAGAACTTTTGGCATGCTTGCTTGCAGCGGCTAGCAAGCAATTGGAAAAGGACACCCCCCACCCCCAGGTGCCCACCCCACCTACCTGTCGTCAAATTCTTGAACTTCCACTGTGGGAGCCAGTTCTGAGTCACCGTAGACATCAAAACCTTCCAAGATCAGCAGTTCGACAGCTTCTTGGAACAAGGTCTCTACTAGGCGCACACGGTCTGCTTGGCGGGTATCCTTCCGACGTTGACGCCCTGAGCCCACCCGGTACACTAGGGCGTAGTGCTCTTGACAGTAGCTAGAGCCTGGCAGTGACTGTGCAGTACAGCCCGAGCCAGTGCCAATGTATGCACAGGTGGTCAGTGTGTTGTTGTTCTTATTCATTGTCTTCTTCTTTCTGTGCAGCCTTGACCAGTGCGATCACATCGTTGCGTTGATCTTCAGTCATGTCCGACATCATCTCAATGCCTGAGGCCACACCGTGTTCAAAGCCCGCCTGACGTTCTACCCAATTGCTGACCCAGAACAGGGCCAGCGCACACCAGAACCAAGGTGTATCCAAGTGTGCTCCGGCCGTGTCCAGGACCAGGCCCAGACCCGCTGCTATGGCAATTCGTTGTAGAGTTTCCATCATGTTCGCTTCATGCAAGTGGTCTTGGCCATGGCCTTCCAGCTCTTGGGGAAGCCTTTGCGCAGATCAGCCACTTTCAGCATCATACGCAGGCTCAGTTCACGCAGGTTGTCCTTGTTGTCTACCACGAAGTCAACGACCTCATCCTCAACGCAGGGTTCAAACTCGTAACGAGCCAGCATCTTACCTTGGCTCACAACCTGTTTGATACGCAGGATCTTCTCCCGTTGCGTGTCCATCTGCAGATCAATGTAGTGGCAGCGGCTTTCCAGAGCATCCAAGTGACTACGTAAGGTCTTTGAGCGAACGTGTTCGAACTTGATGTTGGTAATAAAGATGGCGCTGCCGCAGAATTCAAAGCGATCTGGAATGCCTTCACTGCGCAAGACACGGCTGTCAGTGTTCCAGCTGATGAAGCGACGTTCTGAACTGTCCAAAGCACCCTTAAGGATGTTCAAGCTCAGTGCATCGTAGAGGATCTCATCGCAGTCGTCGAATACCACAACGTTGCCAGCCTTGCTGAATTCGTAGAGTTTAGCGTAGAGACCAATCGCTGACATAGCGCCTTTAACCACTTCGTATTTGGCCTTGCGTTCTGCCAACATGTCGAACAGGCCGGCTTTTTGCAGTACTTGTTCCACACCGTGGCTCTTGCCCACGCCGGGCGGGCCTGACACGATCATAGCGCGGATATTACCTTGCCGCACAGCCTCGGTCATCTCGTCCAGGATCTCAAAGCGCTCACCCAAGCGGTTCAGGATCTCTTGATCTGTTTCTTTAGCCACTGCGGCTTCGGTACGTCGGATAGCTTCTGCATCAAACTCGATTACATTAATGCCTTTGCTGGGTTTCTGTGATGCCTTAGTTGCCATTTTAGTTTCCTTTGTTGCGTTTAAAACAGTATTATAACAGGGAGTTGCCTCCCTGTCAATGTTCAATCTGCCCGACCGCCTGCGTAGACTGTGACACCCAAACGTTCTTTGAGCACCCGAGCAGCAGCCGCGGCACCTGCTTCTTTGACTGACATGCTTTGGGTACCGTGGCCGCTGGGGTTCCACAGTTGGAGTCCGCCACCGTAGGCTTTCTTAAAGCCCGACTTCAGCAGGGCGCGGCCCAATTTGGTGCTGCCTTTCTCATAGACTGTAACCCATGCAAAGCCGCAGTACCAGTCTTCGCCGTGTTGGCGGATATAATCTTGTGCGGCTTGGGCGGCGGCTTGTTGGGCTTCTGCTACAGCGGCGTTGACGATTGCTTGTTCCATTTCTAGCTCCTTAGTGTGTTGCGATGAATGTATTATACGGCCGTTTTAGACTTCTGTCAACTGTTTGTCCAACTCTTTTTGCACTGCCAAGTGGCAAGCATTCAGCACCAGCATGGCGATCTGGTAGG